TCATTAGGTAAATTTAATGTAGGTACTTTAGATGAATTATATAGTTTGCATTTGCACGATTTTGGTATATTTTTAGAATTAGCTCCTGATGAAGAAGAAAAACAATTATTAGAAAATAATATTCAAATGGCTATTCAACAACAACAAATAAATCTTGAAGATGCCATTGATGTAAGAGAAGTTAAAAATTTAAAATTAGCTAATCAATTATTAAAGCTAAGAAGAAAACAAAAATTCCAGAGCGATAGACAAATACAAATGGAAAATATCCAAGCACAATCTCAGTCTAACGCACAATCTGCTCAAGCTGCTGCTACTGCTGATATACAAAAACAACAAGGTATTGCAGAAAGTAAAGTAAAAATTGCGCAGGCTCAATCTCAATTTGATATTGCAAAATTAGAAAGAGAAGCTGCAATTAAGAAAGAATTAATGGAATATGAATTTCAATTAAACATGCAGCTTAGAAAAGCTGAAGCAGATGTAATTAAAAATAAAGAGAAATATAAAGAAGATCGTAAAGACGAGCGAACTAAAATACAAGCATCGCAACAAAGTGAATTAATAGACCAGAGAAAATCTGGCACACCGCCAAAAAACTTTGAATCCGCTGGATTTGATAACCTTGGTGGGTTTGGATTAGAGCAATTTGATCCAAGATAAATTTTAAACAATTATATAATATTATATTATGGCAGAAATTAAAGCAAAAGTAATAGATGCTGAAGAATCATCTATTCAAGAAAAAGAAGAAGCAGTTCAGAAATCATCAAGTTTTGATGAAGAGTCTGGAATGTATAAAGTAAATTTAAACGAACCTAAACAAGAAACAGATGCCGTTCAAGAGCAAAGCACAGATGAGGTTCCTGTACGCGACGAATCCGAAACTAGCGAAGAAATTCAAAAAGAAAACGTCGAAGAGGGCACTGAAGAATCTTCCGGAAAAGAAAAAAAGGAAGAAGAAGAAATAAAAGAAACACCAATATTAGAAGAAATAACCGATGAAAC